TTTTTTTTTTTTTTTTTGTGAATCCCTATCAAAACCACACCCATCTACAACTACTAACTATAGCATGTAGCACATATGTTCTAGCTCTTCCATATAGGCTCGTCTAAGCGGATCTTTGATTACTCCAGAACATAGAGGTACTAATGCATATAGCTTTGATCTAAGGGCAGTAATATATTTAAGTATTGCTTATACTGCTTAAATACAGGCTTACATTTTAGTATAAGTAGGTCACCTTGTCCATTCTGAAAAGTACAGATATGGGGTGAATAGCGCAACAGATTGACTCAAGCAACAGAGTCACCAAGAGGATCGATGTCGAAGACTTCATCGACCATTTCAAGCTCAACAGCAGGTTCCTGAGCAGGAGGTGTAAACACAGGGGCAGCAGGATTCAGTTGAGGAACTTCTTCAGATTTAGCCTTAGGCTTTTTAGGTATAGGCTGATCAGAGTTTGGATCAAGATAAGCATTTACCTGCTGAAGAAAGTAAGGAAGGTTAGGATTAGTTTTAGGTACAGACATTTTGTAGTGATACTTGATTTCAACAGTATCACCAACTTCTTTAGTAGAGACTCTCGAACCAAAGAACAAAGCAGCCTGAGTAGGAATCAATTCAGCAATCTGAGGAAAATTAGGTGCTTCAACACCCATTGCAACTACAGAAGCTGATCCACAGTTTCTCTCAACAGAACGCTGACCAAAACAAGTGGTTGCATTTTCAGTTCTGTTAGGAACACGTTTCCATTCAGGCTTGTCAAGTTGTTTCTTATTGGATGGTCTAGCTGGAGATTTTGAACGAGCTGGAGTAGATTTGCCACTAGAAGATCTGCTTTGTTGAATGCCAAGACCTTTCAGTGCTTCGCGAACTGCAGCAACAAGATCTTCTTGCTGGTTCTTCTTAGGTTTTTGATTCTGAGAAGCATTCTTTGGAGTTCTGGTTCCAGACTGATCACGTGCCTTTGAATTAGACCGAGATTGATTATTACTCTTGCTCTGACTACGAGAGTCAGAGCGTGAAGCAGGTCTGCTGTCAGAGTTAACAACCTCAAGACTGTCAGGCAGTGTAAAGTCAAATTCAGGAATACGCAATTGCTGATTGCGATTACGTGTACCAAGATTAGTAGGCTCAGTCTTAGAACCTTGCTTGGCAACCCAGAAAACTCCAACTTGGCGTTCGCGGAATTTCAAATCTGCATGAGGTCCAGTACCGAGATAATAGAAATGCCAATTAGAAGGCAGATCCTTTCTCTGACCTTTATTCATGCGCCAGCGTCGTTGTTCTGTCCAATATCCGATTTGCTCGGCCTTTCCGCCCATACCCTTTGGTACACCATTACCAGGCATAGACTTAAGGAAAAGCTTGTCATCAGCAACACGCAGAGGAGCATAATAGGATAGTGGTATTCTACCAGAACGACCACGAGAGTTGGTATCTTCAAACTGAACAGAAGCCATATCAGGTTTTCTTGTTTAGTTTAAACTAAATGTAACAATCTTTCATTTTCGGAAAATGAATCTGCCATCGTCATAATAGCAGAATAGTCGCCATTCTTTGCACGTACATAGAATGCCCATCCAGTCTGGGTTTTAGCATTCAGTGACCTTCCGGCACGTCGATAGATAATTGTAGTGGTAGCTTTGGCAACAGTTACGAATTCAGGTAGTTGTCCCACCGTGATTCCGTTAGCAACCGGTATGCCCTCCACAAGGAGCTTTCCACTAAGAACTGTCAACGTAATGCCTGTCGGAGGTACCAGTACTGGAATAGCGACTGTCTTTCCAAAAACAGAGATTGTAATTATGGCATCAGTTTCTGGGTTGAATGCCCAGAATGACTGTGTTCTTCTATAAAGCCTGAAACTGTTGATGAAATACATCAACCACAGCACTAATGTTGTGCAGGCCATAACGATGCTAAAAGCAAACATAACCCACTTCTGCCCAAATGTCGACCATGCATCGAAAATTGAGAGTGCAAGTACAAGAGGCCAAAGAAGCCAAAGCACAAGCATTTTCAAACCATACAAAATGGTCGAGTATTTGAAATGGCCATACTGCATTACTATCAAAAAGACAGTAAGCACTATGTTCCAGCTGAAGTTCCAGTTTCTTAAATGTTCCATCACCTCTTTCAGCGGTATTTGCTGAGGTGGAAGTGTTGGAGTAACAGCAGTGGTGTTATCACCATTGTCTGCATAAATAACGCCTATAAAGGCGCAACAAAGAACAATAAAGTTAATCATTCTCGTTTAGACATTTAAAACTGGAAGCGGTTCAATTTGCATATAATCTTGATAAATTTTGTAGGCTTTATAAACAGGTTTGTACACAGTGTTAGAACAAAGTCTATGACATATAAAACACAACTGTACAAGTTGTATTAACGCACAGCAAATTATAATAACAGATACACAAAACAAAAGCCACAAAATTGCATTAATAACTAATCCATGATCATCTACCAAAGTTAACATCTTCGTGTAGTTGAACTCAACATGTCAACAACTTTCACATCATTAACAGGTTCAGTACCAAAGATGTAAAACAATGATTCATGAGGTAATTCTGCAACGCGAATCAACTCTAAATTTAGATTAGTATAGCCTCTAACATCAACATGAAGTTGATTGTTAGATAGAAAAGTAATATTATGAGGTCCGAACTTCACATGGTTTCTACCACCATGTAAAACGAACCAAATTTGTCCGTAGTAATACCATGACTTGCCATCAATTATAGCCAAAGTGCAGGTATTAAGAATAACAAAGGAAGGATTCTTATAACGGTATGAATAATAAAGTGTCTGACACATTCTACCAATAAGGACAGCTGCAATAAATGTACCATCAATAAATGATCCATAGTATAACAGCAAAGGACTATACAAAAGTATAAGTGCAAGCCTAAAAGCAAGACACACAATATTGCTTCTATAGGTGTTTGCTTTAAATAATGCAAAATACACCACAAAGAAACTAGTAAAAAGGTAGCCCAATGAAGACGTTGCATAATGAATGGGTGCGAGATGAGACTCAACCACTTTCAAATGCTCTTTAGGCAAATTAAGATCAGAGTTGATACTGCTAAGTGCTTTTTCAAACTGCAACTGGAAGAGACCGCCCCACATCACTGAACGTGGACTTTCTCAATTTCGTAACGTTGTAAGCGTCTACCGCCACAGTCACTGCAAGAGTTGACCAAACAGCTGCAACAACCACAACAACCAGTTGCGAGACAACACCATAGCATAGGTCCGACCAATATGATAAGTGTAACAGCAATAGCCAACCACACATACCAAGGCCATTTAATGTAAGTTTCAACTCTGTTAAGCCACTCAAGTTCAACAAGAGTATTATTAATCTTAGAAATGGTAAGATTAAGCTCACTAGCGATTTTTGTCAAATCGTCAGCTTGTGACATAAGTGATTTAACTTCGTCAGTGAGATTAAGAACAGTAGCATTATAAGTGTTCAACGTCAATTGCATTTCAGTGCGATTTGGAATGGTAGCAGCGAATTCCTTCAAAGTTTTATTAACGTCAATGTAGTCAGGCAAAAGCTCTGGCAACTCATTGATAGTCAAATTAATAAAGGTAACATTACAACTGCTAACTTCAACAAAATCAGCACTGACAGGAACTCGTGGTTCAAAAAGAAGCCTTGGTGTGATTAGATACTGATCAGTATCAGGCTTTTGAAATAAAACCTCATCACGACCTCTAAGAACCAATGCTCTACCATCAACACAAACTCCAGCAAAGGCAGAGACTTCAATAAATGCAGTGGGTACAAGATTAGCATGTAAAAACATAATACCATCAGGAGCAGCATTAGCAACAGAAAAGACATGTGTTCCATTACCACAGAACCCATATCTAGAAGACTGTGATTTAACACACTCATTAATCTTTTCTTGAGCCAATTGTCTAGAAGCACGAACCTCTGAATAACGCAACAACTGTTGAGTCACAAAAGCATTAAGTGCAGCAAGACGTCCTGTAATCAATCTGTCAACCTGCTGATCTGCTTCCAAAGTATCAAGCCTATTATACAGATCTTCTATAGAAGAAGAAATGGCTTGAAAATTAGAAGCAAGTTGCTTGGTTAACTGAGACAAAGCAGTTCCTTGTTCATTGACAACATTCTCAACCTTATTAAGGGCTTGGGAAATGGTATTCAATGACTGGGCTGTTTGTTGAATGGCATTACTTACACCACTAAAAGCAACTGTAATATTACCCATTGCAGCATTAAAAGACTGAGCTAATATCATCTGATTACGCTGCAACACATCAGTTTGGCAAGCCAGATAATTAAGTCTAGCTTGAACAGCAAGTGAAAAAGGTATTGCAGCAGCAGCGGTGACACCACCAAGTACCATAGCACCAGTAAGTGCAGCTGTGTACTGAGAAAGCAAAGAAGGATCAACTACACCAGGCAACACCATAATGCCATTATAATACTGGACACAACCAGCCTCAGCAATAGTATTAGCCATTTTAGCAGCACATTCCTTGTAATCGTCATCTACAGTACCGAGACCACTGGTTACAATTTTACTGAACAACAGATCTTCAATAGCAGACCTAGACTGATGTTGTCTAGGTAAAGCCAAAGTAAGATCAAATGTATCATTAAAATTGGATGCCACACCAAGTTTCAAAGTTTTGTCTTGAACAATAATCATACTGGTAAGCTCTAGTGCTTCTAAACGTGCATTTAGCTGCAATGGTTCTTCAACAGTTCTACAGACACTGGCATACTGAGTCAGTAACTGTAGACACCTAGGATTTCCATTACAAACATAAACACTACAATCCACACTAACGGGTTTTGTCATAATCTGAATGTATTCAGGTTGAACTACAAAACTGAAATTAGCAGGTATTGTAATGTTGCCACTTATTACAGCTGAAGGTACAAAAGTGTCTTCAGATCTTGAAATGTTGACGAGCCTACCATCTTCACAGACACCAAGACCACCATACATTAAACTTGGATTCTTACAAAGCTCAGCATTAGAATTTTTATAATGATAATAAAAAGAGCCCAAACTGACATGAGTGTCAAAAGGCAATGTAACTTCTTTCGTTGCTGCAGCAACACCAACAATCTTGTCAGAAACAGCAGCAACTTGAGTTGTAAGTTGGCACGGAGAAATACTAAAAATCTCTCCAGTAGTAGAGTTCTTAAAACCAAGCAAATTACCAGTGACGGATGTGTAAAACAAACCTGAAACAAAAGTGTTATTAGATTTGTTAATTATACCTCTGCCAGTATGACCATAGATGGTGAATGTAGTGCAAACATTTAGTTTGACATCACTCATATCACTAACACCTATAGTAGGAATATTGTTTGGAGGAACACCAAGTACGTTATCACCCTTAGTAAATGAAACGTACAGAACGCCAACTTTTTGAAACTCGCCAAAATAACCCCTAGCAACAACACTCATCATACAGCCACCATTTGGTTTTGTGGAAAAACACAAAGAAACCAAACCTAGGTAGTTGTTTAAATTGTTGTAACTAAAAAGACAAGTTCCAGCTTGTATGTCAACAGCAGTACTGAAAGCAGAAAATGCTAATACATTAAGACGAGTAGTAAACGTCGTAGTGTCAACACAAACAGTAGTTATGTTATCTTTGCCTATGGATGTACCATCAGGTGCAAAGTCAACAAGATAGTTAGTAAGCGTTCCATTCTCAAAATTAACGCCAACCGTGACATTAATGTAAGAATGAGTCACATACTTAGGCAAACGAACTATAGTTCGAGGTAAATTATCAGCACTGTCAAAAGTATGTGAATAAAAGCCATCATCAAGATTAAAGCGCAATTGCTGACACTTGATGCTGTTCACAGGGTTATTACAGTAAAGCAAGTTTTGGATACTAGTAGCATTTATCTCAGTCAACACCTCAGCATTGTTGGCAAATGCAACTGTCCAAAAATCTCTACCATCATTTGTAGAAATGTTGAAAATAGCACTTTCAACGCGATCCACAGAAAATATCCTGTAGCCATTCAGGTGAAAATCACCATTACGCATAATTACAAACTCTTTAACCTGTGGTGGTAAAATACCAACAAATTGACTAACACTTTCACCTGAAGTAATATTAGTAAAGTACTTGATAAAACAGTAATGTGTTTGTGCAACATCACCAAAAGGTATGACAGCATCACCATCAAGAACACTGTTATTAGTACAACTAAAATTATACACATTAGTGCTAGTAAACACAGAAATAACACCCTTGCGTATAATTTGATTGTCAGTGAAATTAAGAGAAAAGCGCATTGCATCAACAACACCAACATCAAAGTTGCTGTAGCCGTTGCAAGTCACATTTTCATTCATTGACATGTTAAAATAAACAGGTAGTGAGTTATTAGTCAACACAGGAACTGTCCAAACACATGATAAATTAAAAGGCTGAACTGAAGTGAACATACCAGAAATAGGTGTAGAACTATTGGTTAAATAAAACCAATTGTCCAACCGAAAATTTGGTGGTACTTCACCACCCTCAGTTACAGCAAAAACATACTTAGGAAAGCCATCGCAATCATCACAAACAGAGTAACCAGAAATAAGACCATCTGCAGTGGTGTTAACAATAGCTGTAATGGGTTTAGTTATAACTTGGTGAGCACAAGTTTCTTTATAAACACACCTGAATGATACAACATCAAGTTCACCTATTCCAGGAATATAGTAGGATTTCACACCATCAAGTGAATAAATGGTCAGTCTGTCACCTGACCAACTAAGACCAAATATATCACTGTGGTTACCTTGATCAACAAAACTCAGCTTAAGGTTTGTATTTATAACACAATCTTTACCACCTGTAGTGATGGTAGGTGTGTATGATGGCATGTAATACTTATGCCACCTACAAACTCTTAGAATGGTGCTTTTATTACCATTATGATGATTAAAGTAAATTCCAATAGAGTCGTTAGACTTAGAATTACCCACACCAACGGCAACTTCTCTTCCAAACTTATAATAGCTGATAAAAACAGCTTTAGCATTATAAGTTATATTAGCAACACCAACAGGGTTTTGTGTACAATTCCAAGAATCAGGTGAAGGTAAGTAACCAGAAACATATGCATTTGTGATATTACTAGGTAAACCTAGTTTCAAGCGTTGCATGTCCAAATTACCATTGGACTCACAACCAATATTGGCACTGACAAAATTAAAACACAATGCAATGCATAAAATGAAAAGCATTTTATTTAGTTGAAACTAGATGATTACCATAACTACACACAACACCATTCTTTCTAATAAACAGTTTGCCATTTTTAATAAGACCAAGTATTACATCACTAATGTCATTATCTTTTAAAGCTATAACAACAGTCGCCTTATGTCTGCATTGGAATTTAGCTAAATCCAATACACTATTATAAGACATTGCCATTACTGTAGAATTTCTCCAAAATATGTAATTAGCATGTAACACGTTACCGTCAATAATTGGATCTGTTGCAAAATCACCCAAGTAATTAACACCAATCAAAGATGCTTCTGATGAAGAAGTGTTAACACTAGTACAGAACATAGTCCAGTAAGAGAACTTTTGAATTAATTCATAAAGCCTCTTATTCCAACTATACTCAGTGATTTTAATAGCAACAGTACCACCCAAAGCTAATTTCTCAGTTATAACACCATTGATGTAAACAAAGAAACCATCTTTAGAAACATTTTCACCATCCATTTGTTTAATACGACCGTCATACATATCTGAAATGACAAGGTCAAATTTGTCTTGTAAGTAAAGTGTAGTACAATCACCAGTAACACTAATATCAGCGTCACTAACATAATCATTCACATCATTGTCAACTATAACAGCATCAGTGGGTAACCATCTTCTTAGTACACTAGTACCAGGTGCTACGCCTTTGTCAGAACCAGCACCTAAATGTAATACTCTCATAGAATGAGGTATACACATAGTAGTACTATTTAAATACTGACATAACTGAGTATATTTGACAACATTGAACATTATGCCATCTGGTAATTTAATACTAGCACCATAATTGTACAAATTACATGGCTCAAGGCACATGCGTTGAACTTTGTACAAAGATGGCATGGAATAACCACATTTCCATTCGGCAGACTGCAATTGAGGATAAAAAGTTTGAACTTTGTAATCCTTACACCATAACATCCAGCGGTAAACTTTACAATCTACAATGACTTCATGTACCTTAGAAACCACACTAAGATCCAAAGATTTCAGGACATTAACAAAGTCATCAAGTAGAATGTCCATGTACGTACAGACCATCTTGGATGAAGGATCATTAACATACGTAACAGAGCAGCTTTTAAGTGTACTATCAGCAGACGAGACAAAGTCTTCAACTTTAAGAACACCCATTTTGCTTAAACGTACTTGGGATATGAGCAAATGAAGACCACCAAGAGTATTTTTAGACACATCACCAAAGACAATGTGTTCAAATGCATAGTCTTCAAGACCATACTTAGAGATGAATAAGCCCATGTCTAGATTTAAGAAATCAGACTCCATCTCACTACGTGGTTCAAAGATGCTAACATTGCGACCTTGTGTGAAAATACCATCACATTGGTCAACAAAAACTCCATCTTTACGAACATAGTAGTACCATGTAACGGGCTTATTATCATGACTAGTAATAGGAAAACCATTAAGATAACCATAATTCAATTTTATGGCAGAAAGCTTCTTAACAGCTGTTGTAGATATAAGCACTCCATTACGACACAGTGAAAAACGTTCAAAAGAACCCTCTACACTATTGTCATAGCAAGTGCATACATCAGCATCGAAGTCAGTAAAAGCACACACATCTTTAGTGTAATTAGTAAAAGGACGGTCAGCTTCATAATCCCAGAGAACAAATTTGTAAGTACAAGTAACACCCAAGTTTCTAAGCACAGTAAGTGAAGGAGAGTTACCAATCTTACGCTTAGCATAGAGTTCAAAAGCTATATTTGTCGGTAGAGTGGTCTTGTTAGTAAATATAACATTATCAACCACACCATCACGAACAAAAACTTTGTCAGACACAATGGCAACAGGTAAATCACCTTTTACACCTACAAAAGAACCATGTTTAACGACATTAAAGGCGACATTTTCAAGGCTCTGTAACTGAGGAGTGACTAATGTTTGCCACAAATTATACGTGTCAAAACTATTAGGAACCCAAATAGTAAATCCAGCTTGGACATATGTATTGTATGCATTAACATACGAATAATACATATTAGCATGCTTATTGCAAACTGCACCGCCAATGTTACAACGTGTAATGCAATTAGAAGCTCTGAGAGGCACATAATTTACACTACCTTGTACACTGTCACAATCACCATCATCATAAAAGAAGAATGGTGCTTGTTTGAGTTTGGCAAAAGCACGTTTGTCAAATGCTGGTGTATGAAAAGCGTGATTGTTTACATACAAAGAACCGCCATTAACACCTTCCAAGTTAAATGTGGATTTACAACGGGTATCAAATCTACAAACAACAGAGAATTCAGGGTACATATCGACATTGCAATTCCAGAACAAACAGAGTCCATCCATTTGACCATGAATTAAATAGTCGTATTCCAAAGTCTTGACATTAGAATTTAAAGGTTGTTTGTCATAGCTGTACCCTGTAGAATTGGTAACAGCACAACGTATACCCTTAGGATTTCCAATGTCATGTATGACTTTAGGATTATAAACCTTTATGGCTGCTTTGACAATATGTGATTGAACAACACGTCCACCTTTGTTGATGGCAGCTTCATTACCAATAAATGGATAGGTAATAGACCAATCAACATTTTTGACAAAACAGTCATAAATTGCAAGACACCTAGTCATAATAGCATCACCTGAAGCAACATGCTCATTTCTATGAACATTACAATGCTGATGGTGATTAGAGCTAAGAGAACCAGTGTAGCCCCATTGTTGTATATCAATAACATAAGGGTTGTAAATATAATCACAACCCATAGCATGTTTGAAACAGTAATATTGATGTTCAACACTATTATAACATGTAGCAACTTTAGAACAATGACAGTCTATGCGAGGTCCAACTTTAACAAAGTAACGCATAGTAGTAAGTTCCAAACCACCTGCCCAAAGTACAAAGATGATTACATCTGAAGAAGTAGAGATGTAATCACAACACATCTGTACAATGCGTTTTCGAACAACACTCCATGGTTGTCCTTTACGCATTAGTTGAATAAGATGTGCGAACTGTTCACCAGGTGGAGCCTTAGCTTTGACAGATGTTATAGTGTCATTCACATTATTCATAACACAACCTTCAGGTTGTACAACAAAATCGACACCATTAGAAAATCCTACTTGAAGAGGAACATTAGTGCCAACATTAGAACCACAGACATGAGCACCTTCTACATCCATGCCTAACCAACCTCTAACATTGCGCATTGCAAAGTCACGAGTGCAGAACAAGGTATGATAACCAGGAACATTTAGATCAAATCTAAAACCCATGTAAGAAATAACGTGCTCATAAGTACAAGGTCCTTTAGCACCTACATTGACAGCTAATTCGCCAGATGTTTTAAAACGATCTGACAATGAAACATATGTAGGAGCATAAGCTGGTGGTAGTGGTTCTTCAACACGACTACAATCCTTAAAAAGGCCACATAAATCACCAGATTGCAAATCAGTTAACTGAATCTCAAAGAATTTGAGTGAGTCATAAAGCGCTTTATCACACATGACACAAAAGATGCCCTTCTTAGCTCTAGTAATAGCAACATTAAACCTATTAATGTTGCAAGCATGAGCAGTATCAGAAGTTTGTGTATAAATGACATAATCATACTCACTACCTTGTGAAGAATCAACAGTCTGAATTTGCAAACCGAGAACACGGCTAGCAACATAATTCTGGCTATTATAAGGGGTAATGAATACAGCCTTAGACCAACGAGGATTCTTGGCTAAGAACATCTTCACCACCTCCAGTTGACGACGGTTAATGCTCGACCCGTTATCAATCTGAACGGAACCCTTACAATAGATCTTGAAACACTGCTTACTATCATCATGAACAGGCTTAAACTTATTTTCATAAACAAGCTCTGAGACTGTGTTCACGATTTCCGCAGGACAACGATAACATTTATGCAAGAACACATCAGGACCTACTGCACACATACGCTGTGTGACTACATTGTAATCCTTAGGTTCAAGTACACCTCGTGTTATCATAGTTCTAGGAGCAGGCAGCTGCTGTGGATCACCAACATATACAATATGTCTGTATGAAACCCTTTGGTTTATAACAGACAAATCATAATTAGTACACATGGACACTTCATCCACCACTACTATGTCAGCATTACACTCAGGCAATGCATTGACAGTAGAAAATATATATTGTGCACTGTTGTTGTTAGCTTTGAAACCACTATAACACTCAACACGAGCACGTGCTGGTATTATACGGGAGCAATGATCCACAACATAATTTTTACTAGCTTTCACACATAAAGAGTCCACAGCTGCATGAGAACAAGCTGTAAAGACAATACGTGCGTTGGGATAATACAATCCAAGACCAATGACACAATGAGATTTACCACTACCAGGAGGTCCCTGAATAGTTGTAATCATCTGCTTTCCAATCATTTGGTAATATGGAATTAAGTTGGCATAATCATCACTAATATTAAAAACAGGACGCAACTTATAAATGGATGCATAACGTTCCTGATTTGCAATGGTAGGCGCTCTTAATGGCGGAACATTGTGCGATGTAAGCACAAAAATCATCCCTGGAGCCAATTTGTAAGTTGTAGATGACCTATAACTAACAGTATCATTGTCATAATCCAACTTCTCAAAGGTGTACTCTCCCACCTGAAACTTAGAGTCTTTAGTGATCTGGTAACAGGTAAAAACAGAGTTTCTATTGAGAGGAGGCTTTACTTTACCAACTTCCCAACTGAGAAGCGATTCACGAGGTCCAATAACTTCTTTCAAAGTAGCAGCTGCATAAGAAGACTTAACACTCTCTTCACGAGCTTTAACAGTTTCAGCAGCAAACAACCTAAGTGAGTCTTTAACCTCATTAGCAAGCCTATAATCCTTAGCATCATTCCATTCAGACGTAGCCAAAGTATTAAAAACTTCAACGTCAGGTGAACCAGTGGCTGAATTTTTGTAAAGGCCAAAAATGTTGCCATTTGAACACAATGGAAAAGCTAAAGTTGGTTTATGATCAATGCAATAGTAGCTAAGGCCACCCAAATATAACTTAGTGACGTCATTAACAGTACACCCAGATGTATTACACATATAAGGTGTAATTGACAAAATGAACTTGTGTGGTGTTGAAACAACGTGGTCATATGCACACTTAGTGCATAACATAGGCCTACGTAAGCAATCACCACAGCGCAAAACGGTTTGAGAACCGCAAACAACGCATAACCCAGAAGCCTGCAAGACAGAACTCTTTTCATATAAACTAGCATAGAATCCTTCATCCCAGAACTTTGAACTGGAATCTTCAAGCAAAGTAACTGAGAAAGATTCTAAAACACCTTCATTCAAGGTGTTATTTAAGTGTTTAACCCAATCTAAAAGAACATAGAACACTTTTCTATATTCAGGATTAGGATGCTTGGACAATGGATAAGCATCAATTGCCAAAGAAACATAACGTTCAAGAAGTATCACAGCATCAGTTTTAACAACATCATCAACAAAAACACCTGCAGACAAAATCCTAGAAGGATCAGGGTAAGGCAAATAGTAAGTGCCATCACCATCAACAATCTGCAATGTATGTTGAGAACAAAATTCATGAGGGCCTTTACTTAAGTCTTCTTCAACCCAGCACTTAGCAGTACTCATGAATACATTGTTTTGATAATAAAGTGTAGCTTTGAATGCACCAATATCTGCAACATAGCCAAGAGATGCATACTCCTTGTTATAGCAAACAACACCATCGTCTGATAGAATCATCATAGAGAAATGTTTGCGTAGGTAACCATAAAACGTGTCTACAAAGGCAGGGTCAACAGTACTAGTGCGATAACAATTGTCATACAATGAGCGTTGCAACTCTTTAACTGTCAAATTGTTGCAAGTATTGCTATTAACGCCCAAAATGCGATTAATGTTAGCACTGACTGCTTGGAAGATGTTAAAAACAGAATTGGCATAAGCTGTCGTTGCATCACCCGATGTCGTACCACCTGGTTTCAAATAAAAACCGCCGTTAGAATAGACCACCTCAGTTAGCACTTGTGCCAACTCATTACATAGTCTATAATAACGGTCAGAGTTAGTACAACAATTTTCATGTTTAGAACCCAAAATCATGGCGGATATCATACGAATCATATTAGGCAAAGCTCTATCACATTTAGGATAGTCCCAGCCCATAAGACACGCATTGTCAACACCATCAATTAGATTTCTAAGCATATTGTCCCATCCACCATAAAACTTAGTAGTCCCAATGACAACAGTAGCATTACGAGTGTTGACAATGGACTTTAAATGTTTTTGGTGAAACTGACGAGTCGTCATAGTGGACAAAAGTGATACACCACCAACTGTGCGTGCACGTTCTTTACCGCTAATGGCATACTTAAGATTAAGTTGTGTCATTGTCGGAAGGATATTACGCTTGGTAACTGCATATAAAGCGTCTTGCTCCTCATAGGAAAGTGCCTCATAGTATAAACCAGCTTTGCCAAATTTGTTAAGAGGGTAACCAGCACTCTTATTAAGGTTTGTAACAACTACATCTCGTGCAGCAATACAACCACCTTCATAGATTTCAAAATACTTTTTAACAACATGATAAGCAACTCGAGCCTGACAAATATCTAAAACAGTAGGTCTGTTATAACGATAAAAGTCAAAGTCTCTAATAGCTGCATCACCTTTTTGTGCAAAGAAGAAGTGTTTAAGTGTAAGTTCTGAACCCTCATCAAAGAAGCCGTGCTCACGTAAAAAGTCATAAAATTCTTTATTAAAGTGGCCTGGCTTAAGTGTTTGCTTTGTAACACCAGTACCTAACGCAGCTACAGAAAAGCATACAGTACGCTGGTCAACCAAAGCTGGTGATGAAGCAACAAGCAGAGCAGGATCTGAAACAAACCTCAATAACTCATTAATGCTTAACTTCGTAGAATGTGTATTAATGTCCTTGTTCCATACAAGACCAAGCTGTTTAAAATGATAACCAGCAGTAGTAACAACAGGAACACCGTCAATAAACACTTTTCTACACAATGGACCAAAAGCAGTGTTTGGAATTGTTGTGGCAAACAGAGTGTTAAAATTAGCACAATGGACAATACACATCTCATCATAACAGTCTGCACAATCTGGGTGATAATCTTGACCCCAATATTTAAAGTACTTATCAAAAAGTTTCAACTTGTGTTCTGTAAAGTCATATTCCAAGAGATCAAATGTCTTGAAATCAGAACCAAATATATCACTTTTGATAAAGCACTCACGAGCCAAACAATTAGCCATACCCATAGCAGGCATCATATAAGAGTAATATGAAGTGCAAACGGGAACACCAACACCAGGAATACTAGTGACAAAATCACCAAAATCATAGAAGTTACCATTAAGATCTTGGTTGTCCAACGTAATGACTCCTACAATGCCTTTTTCAGTCATAGCGTCACAAAGCGCTACACATTTAAGCATTGCATTAGCAATAACGTCACCTAACTTAGCATACACTCTATGTATATCCTCATTCTCAACTGGATCATACCATGATTTGTTATCGAAATAACTAGAATCACAAGCACCAGTTAGAATAAGGATCTCTTTAAGAACCTCGCAATTCTTTTCATCGAAATTACGAAGAGCATTAACGAGATCCATCATAGTGTACTTAGTTAAATCTTGTCTGCAAATATTACCATAGATAGCACGACCATCTTTCCAAAGGAAGAAGTCATGAATAGCTAAAGCGCCACTATATTTAAGAATGTCATATATGGACTGCTCGTGTTCCATAACACTCTTAGTGCAGCGTTTTACAATAAAGAAAGCATCATGCTTGTCAAGATTTTTAAAGCGAACACAATTCACCTTAACAAACTTGCCTATGCTGGCAACTTCTTTATTGTAAATATCAAAGGCGCGTACAACATGCTCCGGTTCAGTACCATTACAGGGCTCTAGTCGAGCTGCACTAGAGCCCCTTGCTCGTTTAAATAAGCCTGATCAACAGATTGGATAACTGACGTTCTACCACAAGAACAGCCATTATTCAACCAACAATGACACACTTTGCAAACTTGATTTTCAAGACAAAACCGTATAGGGTCAACAGTACCTACGGGTATTTGGACATATCTGCCTTTAAATTGACAGAATCCATCAATACTAGGATGGTCAACATGAGCTCTGCAATATAAACAAACAGAAGCACCACCATAACTATCCTGATTAGTATTGGCTTCGACACCTACGGTAACAGCTTGACCAGTACCAGAACCATTAGAAAGCATTTTAACACAATTGTTAACAGGTTTAACACCACTTTTAACAGCGTCCAAATAACATTTTGCAGGATCAACAGCAAAAGAGCATAACGTCAACAAAGAAGAGTTAACAACAAGCTCTGTTTGTTTGCCAGCCTGAAGGCGAACTGTAGCTCCAATAAAACCGAGCACAGCACCACGCCGCAAGGTATTGAGATTTTTAACAAAGTACAGGTATTTAACAACATTATTACCACCTGCATCAACAACTGCAAATCGACAAGGAGGTTCAAGTTCAATGACATTACAACCACCATCGAATTCCCACTTGACTACTTTAAGGTCTGGTTTATCTGCAATGAAAGCATACATGAAAGTTTTGCCACCTTCATTATTAAATAATGCTTTTCCATCAGCAGTAAAACCACCTTCACCTTCACCCTTAAGTGGACGTACCTTAAGCTTACCAGGAATAACCTCATTATTCTGAAGCTTAACAATCCTCTCACAATTAAGGATTAAAGGCCATGTCAAAGCAGTATTATTTGCAGTAATTTCTTTTATGTGAACAGGTTTTCCATCGTTATCTTTAACTTCGGTAAGACTCCAAACCACACCTGCATACTGAACATTACCTAGTTGAAAGATGCGCTTGAATGACTCAAAATCACTCACAACTATGGTAAGTTTTGTAGCACATGCTGCAGGTATAATAGAAAGTGGTACAACTCCATCACGAGCAAGGCTTAGTATGTTATCTACAGAAGACATGTCAAGTTTACGCAACATTCCAAACAGAAGTGTGTGCAGTGAACTTATGACTTTTGACTTCTTGTTAACAGCTCTAGCTTCCTTGTACATCTGTGCAGCAGCTTGTTCGGCCATGCGATTAAGCTTACGTTGAACAGATGACTCGTGATCAAGCTCAGCTTTGGCTATGTTCATAGCACGCTTAAGTTGTTTGACGAGCTGAGGTGATGATCCATTATTAATAGCCTCTTCATAACTTTGACGAGCACTCTCGTAAGCTATAAACGAAGGCATATTAACAAATGTAGAAGCAACACTTTGAAGTATGCTATTATCACCAAAATATGAATCTACAAGCTCTGAAACATTAAAATCAGCATGTTCACTTATGAAAAATGTCACAAGTGCAAGCAAATATTCCATAGCTTTCTCAGCATCATCACACAGGTTAATCTTATTATGAAGATCAACACAATATGACCACTTTTTAGAATTAGCTTCAATGTTCATACTAGAGAGACAGCCCATGAGTACAACATTAGTACATTTAATATCGGTCAATTTAGACTGTACAGTGGAGATCTTAATAGTTCTCTCACCGCCCAGACCCATAAGCTTCAGACTAAGTGACATTGAATCAAAAACACCTGTAGGAGCACGAAGATCATTAGCAACCATGTACTTAAATTCAGCGGGACTAACTTTAAATTCATAAAGTCCCATTGTGCACTTAAAGAAGCGGTTAAACCAGTAGCATATGCCATAATACATACAGCATAAATAACCACAAGTAACATACATGAAAAGTATGACTTTCACACCGCCAAGCATTCTTATAACAGATGGATCCATATAGTTAACGACAACAACAGAAAATCTGTAAGCAATCGCACCAATATACCAATTATTATTGATATTAAGTAGGACCATCATTGAAAGAGACAAGAAGTCACCGCAACACCAGTAATTATAAACTGACACAACCAGTGACAACACATATGTCAATCTTGTAGCAGTACCTGTCTTGACAAATCTCCATGTGTGAATCGCATTAACGAGAATACAAGCAACAATATTGAAACAACCTTGAATGTCCATACTAAAAATAGACATATGGTAGTCAAAATACTTGGCAAGAAGCTCACGAATGTAAAGATCCCAAGCCAAATTGTAGCAAGCAGATATCACAACACTTGGAATAAGGAATGTGTACAAGAACAACACTTTATGCTTAATAGTAAGTGTGAGCATGACAGCAATTCCAAACAACAAGACAAACACAGCAGTGATTAGGTCTGGTTTTATCCAATAGCTAGATGTGTAATACAAAAGCTCTGACAAAAACATAGACCAAAACACACTAACAAGTGTGACATTATTAAAGATGCTAGGCACACGTTTGCTCTGGAGACTTACGCCGTACATTTGTTTAACAACCTCACTGACAGTAAATTCATCAGTGAGTGATGCATATCCAATGATGTTACGACCACCAAAGCCTTTAGCTAGTTTTTGAATAGAAGCAAGAATACGTTGAACATCAACACCAGTCTTAGCAGCCAAGATGTTGAAACAGTCAAAACTGCCAACATCAGTAAAATTATTATCATGTGCCCAACCATTAAAAACTTCAGCACTAACACGTTCATTAGAAAGGAACCATGTGCAACCATTAAGTATGGCACCATATAGAAATGCTATGACATTGACGGTCACCAAACAATCAGCACCTTCAATCTGAAGAGATGGCTGATCATCAAAACCACCGTACATAACACCTTCCATATTAGACCCTACATGGCAACCACTACCAAGTTCCAGCTGATGCAAGTAAACAAATTCAACTGTATCACCATTAATGTTAAAACCAGGTGAACCACACGCGCCATTAATAAATGAACCGCGAATAGTTTTGTTATGTCTAAGGATGGTACCATAAACACCAGAGGGTACTCCATCATAACAAGCCAATATATTGAAGGCATCACCAGCTCTTAACGTTTTAAAGACGTGTTTAGGCGTATGAGGGTTGTTCTGGTTAACTTTAATAACCAAAGAAGCACCTCTCATTTTAGCACTAACTACGCCAATAAAAAGATTACCAGATGACACGGAGAAATTATGTAAACGCATCATAGTGTATTCATGGTCATAATCAATGGCAGAATTGATAGACGAGGCTATCACATGTCTAGGACAAATAACCTCATCACCAAGCCAAAGACCATTAAGAACCATGTTACCATAGCTAACGCGCACAATGCAATGTTCAATAACACCTGAAGGCTGCGCAAATTTACGCAGACCAGCTTGAAGAGTTGAATTATAACTAATGCTAGGAGGTGAATACAACATGTCTTGATGACTTGATGCATAATCTGTCATAGCCTTAGCTAGATGTGCAAAACAAGCGCATCTATAATCAGCCTCAGAAGCACTACCACTATAATATTTATACTTATTAAACATAGCGGCGTGTTGTTTAAGCTTATCAGGTGTAATACTATTAACAAGTTTTTCATACGAATGCATGTCTATAACAAAAGTGCCAAAAGCTGCATTTTCAAATGTACCAACAAACTTGTCACCTTCAAACAAATTGGTAGAAATTTTAAGTTTTAAGACAGATGGCAAAAGACCAGTAAGCATTGCAACAACATACCATACGATAATAAACCATGGCGCCAAGTTGAAATAAGCAACGACATAACTAGCATGCCAAATCCATGCATAATTAAGATTTCTGACAGCCAAAAAGTAGAATGTTGCATACACAAACATGAATAACATGTTTTGTGTAAACACATAAGACAAGTTATTGATAGTTACAGCAGCAATGACACTACAAACACCATAAGACAGGTCACCAAACATGCGCTTAAATTTTACAACTAAAAAGCAAATAAATATTGCCAAAGCTGCAACAGCGCAATTAAAAATGACCTGTCCTGAAAGTGCCATGACAGACACTGACATTGTGAAAGTGTTAAACAGGTTCTTAACAAAAGAAAACAGTCCATTACCACAAATGTAATCGGAACCAAAGTCATCATTGTAAACAAAGAACCTATTAGCACCAAAGCATACACCAGCCTTAGATTTCAAGCACTCACCAACGCGACAATAGGTAGTTTCCATTGTGCGAATGATGTTTATACCAAAGCCATTAACAAGAGTTTCAGGCAATTTAACAAAATTACCATCCTCCATTTTATAGTTAGAATGAGGAACCAAATCAGAATAACGTTTGGAACCCTCAAACAAACCGTCTTTGTAGCAATAAACATGAGTACCACCAAGGCCTTCGAGTTTTGTGCATGCTGAGTTGAAAAGGCAAGCACCAGCATTAGTTAGTCCATTAAGACCATAACAATTGCCAGCATCAGTAAAGACTGCTTTGATAGCAAAAACTAGTGTCTTGCCAACTAACAATATACCAGAAGGCACACCAGGTACATTACGTACGTCATCAAGGGTGCCAACAACAATAGGACATTTAAGGCTGTTAGATGGAATACTACCAAAACGGGCCTCATGCCAACTATTGAAATTATCAAAGACATTATGTACACAACTCAAAGGTTTGTCAAAGTCATGCATAACACCATCTTTAATATACTTGAAACCAAAACCTTCAAGACTGGTAGCAATTAGACCTTCACTAATGCCAACACAGAAAAAGAAAGTAATGATAGCAGCACATAACCACCATAGAAATGAACTACTAACACCAGCACCCTTCTTGTTAACAATACTAATAGCAGGTAGTTTAACATTCATAGCATTTGTATTAAATGTCAATAAGAATGTAACACCCTTGGCCTTAGTAGTTTTAACAAGGTACTTACGTCCTTCTTCAGAAAGCTGTTGAAAGTCACGCGCAAGCCACACAATAGGAACGTTTTCTTTAATAAGAACATTATGATTGACCACTTTTGCATTAAAACGCATACAAGTAGCCACATCATGCGTAGACAACTGTTCTTCAGGTTTTGCATAAGATGTCAACAGGTTGTTAAAAGAATTGTCAGAAAGCAACACATTAAATCTATGTGCATTACTAACAGCATCGACAAATTCCTCATCCGAGACATCAAAACCTAAAGCTTGTTTACATTCGGTCATACTAGCACAGCTAGAAAGATCCTTAGAGAAACTATCATTAAGAACCTGAACGAATGCACTATGTAAGGCACCATTAAAATCTACATTCAAAGTAGAAAGCAATGTAGCATCAACAAGCTTAATTGGTTTGCAAAGCATCTGAGAAAAGTACACACACGCATTTCTTATTTGAGAAACGTTTGTACCAGTGTTGTTATAAACAATGAAGTCAGACAAAACATTACAATTTTTGAGGACTTCTTTACAACCGTATTTAGCCTCTGTAACATCAAAGTTATAGCGCCAAAAAGTTTCACCACTATATAAATAGTAGGAACCATTTTCAAATGATACTTTATCGACTTCGATAAAAGATTCACCTGTAGGTTGTACGTTAGTTTTAACAACATTGGAAAGCTCACGTGCCACAGTCTCATTAATAAAAGTGTTGCCAGGTCCATAAGAGTCGCAGTTCAAGCAAAAGAACTTGTGCTTATGACAATATGAAGAACCACCATTAGCAACAACATAAAATAACTTATTAGCACCATTAACAATAGTCTGCATAGGAACTCTGTTGAGACGAGCACTCTTACTACAAGCTACACATGATGGTTTTTCACAACCAAAACAAACGTGCTTGATAAACATAAGAGCTTTGTACACAATAAATGTGACAACAATCTCATCACCAAAAATGTCAAAAGGAATGATCTGTAAAGGCCAAAACTTCTCTTGCATACCAAAGTAAACACCAAGTGTGTTGACATATTGAGCAAAGAAGTAACATACAAGACCTTTAACAAAGATGCCACCAAATGTGAATAGGAATGCAAGGTACAAGAACGGTAACCAATTGACAAAAATTGGAAAGCCAACATATTTCCAAACAACTTTAGTGTGTGGCAAGTCAGCAAGCTCCTGAAACCCTAATAAGCATACCTTACACATAGTGGAAGCACAGTACTCATCTTTCACAAAAGTGGAATTACTGTAACCTTCGACATGATCTTTACAAAAGTAATCATTAGCAGGACTAAAGCGCACAAACATGAAACTTAGTGCATATAAAGTGTAAGCTATTACACTAAACTTAAAGAATCTCTCAACATACGTCTGTTTACGACGCAACACATGTTGAGCAGCCTTCAAGTTATATTTTAAGCTTCTACTAAGTATGACACCTGTGCGTTCTGGTGCAAGAGCAAATACCTTAAAGTCTCTGGTTTTAAAAGCTCTAAAGATGATACTTAACATAGTGAAAAACCATATTATCGAGTTGCAAACATTCTTGGAGACAATATCACCAAAACTGAAAAACTTTTCTGAAGCATCATCAAGCTTTTTAATGATTTTTACAGGAGTGTTGTTATCTGCTGTTTGAATTTTAAAAACTTTGTTTTTAATTACAACAGCTGTAACGGCAAGATTACAAAGGTCACCACCAATGCAATTAGCACCATCAAACATCTTAGATGTAGCTGGATTAAAAACGCGGTAATGACCAGAATCCATAGGTCCTGAAAAGGCTGTGTAAGAAGTGCCAGATAAAAGTAAATTGTCAGACATGACACTAGGTCTGTCCACATTAACAATAACTGACACACCATCAACCTTAGAGACTCGTGCTATATAAGCATTACCATGCTTACAATAGCCGTCATTACAACCACTCCTTAAAACACTAGCATTGACAACAAAGCTATTAATGCGATGTTCATTAACACAACAACCTTCAGCAGTTTCACGTGTCAATGTGACAGTGCCGTGTGCCTTGACATACTTATTAAGCATATTCAAAGCATTTTCAGCATCACCTGCATCACCTTTATTAGCTCTGACAAGCCAATATATCCAGTGACAGAATTTAGCGACATTGCCAACCAGGAATTCATTCCACATGTCTTTAAGACCTTCTGAAGTAAAATCTACTTCAGCAAATTGCAATTGTAAACAAACAGCGTTTATCCAGCAATTATTGTCAGTTCCAACTAGTGCACGTTTGCCATCAACGACATCATTGTCAAATGCAAAAGCACTATGGTCAAGCATATGAAATTCAGCTGCATGTGGGAAACCATAAAAAGAATCCCAATCAACTTCTGGGGCAACATTAACAATAGTGTCAATAACATCAGTTACAACACTGTCTGAAATAATAACATTATCAGTAGTACATGCATTGAGTTGTTCACCAATAGTCTGGTCTGCTGCGACATCAACATCAACAACATTACGACCATCAAGACTAACTTTAATAGTAGTCTTTGTGTCGTGAATGTCTTTGATGTCATCAATATTGTCTACACAGAATTTGTTAAACAAGTTCAACAAACGCTTGTGCATGTCAAGTGTACTAAAAGAACAAACTGAAGAACCCTTAAGTTTTGACAGTTTGGAAATAGTACGCTTGACATTTCTGACATATTGGACATCGCCATCGCTAGGAACTACTGCAAACACAACTGTGGCTAAACCACTACAACGCATTGAGATTACATTGCCAGGAGGTACATTAGGTGTCTGACTTAAATATTCAGAGACAGCTAGTTTCAAGGCACCATCAGAATGCTTATCAATACATTCACCAATTTTGCCTAATTCTAATTTACTGTTAGTAAGAATGACAATATTGTCAGCACCAACAGCAAAACTGTCTTCAATATTATAATAAGACACACCAGCAACCTTTAAAACAGGTTCATTTACCTCAACAATGACTTTCTCGGCTACCAAAGGTTCTTTAACCTCCTCGGTAGCTATTTTCTCAGCTTCAACTGACTTTTCTTCAGCAGGTCTTTCAACAGCTGTTTCTAAGTCAGCAATAGGCTTTTCTTCAGCTACAACTGTTTCTTCAACAGTAGCTGCAACTTGTTCTTCATTAAGCGAAGCAACAAGTGTTTTAATCTCATTACACTCTTTATCAGTGTAGCAAAAGCATCTAACCGTTCTACCACTGGACGTGTTCAATAGAGCATTGAAAGATGTTGCAAGAGGTATACCAAATATACCAACACTAATAAGAGGCGTGAGAGGAACACCTTGCTCTTTAAGAATGGTTCTATAACACTTTTCCAAAAGATCAGGTGCATGTTTACCTTTTCTAGGTCCTACAACATTAAGTACGCTGTATTTCTTACAACGTATCATGGCACTAGAACCAACTTTGACTTTACCATTTGTCTTTACATACTTATTTGACAAACTCTGCAATTCATTGCCAGTAAGCTTGTCGATCGCAGCTGCAACTCCACCAGCATGCTTAAGATTCTCATTGGCTGCATTGACAATAAAGTCAAAGTCAAGACCAACTAATTCAGAAACATCGCCTTGGTAGAATTCAATATTGCGATAAATAGTGAAAGGCTTAGGTTTTTGTTTGACAACTTGTCCAACATCTTCAGGTGTGACAAATTGCTCAACTTTTTCTTGCTTAGGTTCAGCAATAGCAGAAATGCCATAGTTACAATCCTTCAAAAGAATCGTGTTAATATGGCCATTAGAAATGCTGCTAACACCAGAACCATCAACGCAAAATCTTTTGCCAAAGACATTGGTTTTATAGTGTCCACTAGTAGTAGAACCCTGATAAATACTAGCACAAACTGGCTTTACAATAGCACGTGCAGTATTAAAAGGTTTTGGGTCCTGACAAAAGAAGCCAGTACCAGTCATAGTTCTAATCTTAAGCTTGAGTGTTTTACCACAAACACCACAAGCACCATAACTAAAACTATCTCTGGTAGGCATAAATCTAAAAACAGAACCAGTAAGTTCATAATTACTGCTACCACAACCACAAGTGGCATCACAAGTGATAAACATGGTATGCAGGTCTTTTAAAAGAACTTCTAAACAATGAGATGCATCACCTAGACTACCCACAATAGCTCCAACTGCATCATAGCACTTGCGAACTAATGGTGACACACTACCAGCCTTAAAAAGAGCCATAGTGTCATCATCATCCAACAAGCATGAAAGTTGCAATTGTACCAAAGTAGAAGCGACCCAACAATTGTTATTATTCTGTCTGAGTACACGAATGCCCTCATGATCATAATAATCAAACTTGAATGGGTCTACAAACTTCGTTTCTGTAGGTTTCATGAAGGAAAGTGCATGATTAACAGCTTCAATGTCAGAAGAGACATCAATAACCTCTTCAGGTTTGATAATGTCCTCTTCGATAGCTGAAACAACAGTCACTTCTTCTACTTGTGCAGTAGTTTCAACATCAACAACTTCATCAGCTGTGATGACATCTTCTACTACTAGGTCTTCCTCAATAGGTGTGATCTCTTCATCAAAAGGAGGAGGTAACACTGTGTCATTAACAAAACAAACGTTCTTGTAAACACCATAACCTTCAAATGTAACATTGAAAGGCATTAATGGTTCATCACAAGAACGCACAAAACCAGTACCAGTCATGCTCAAAACAGTAGTAGTACAAAAACCACCACAGTTATCACAGACATCACTATCAGTGCATGGTTTGAAATCAAGTGCAAACCCTTCCATTATAGCATTGAAGGTGCCACAGTCACATGACTTTTCCAATGACACGCAAAGAACAGTGTCAGAGACAGAAGTCAAGCATTCTTCAATGGAAGACTTACCATTGAAATCACAGTTGACACCCAAGTCAGCAACTAAAAGTTGTAGTGCTGATGGATCAAACACTGGCCATTGAGAAATCATAACAGTGTTAGTTAAGTCATGACCACCTTCTTCATCATAGATGAAGTAATCAGGTAGGTCTACGAATTCACCAACAACATTCATAGCGTTATGAATAGTTTCCTCAAAGCTGGACCAGTCATTGCCTTCAAAAGAGATGTATTTACCAATTGCCTGCTTACAAACACTACTGATAGTGTCATCTTCAAACTCGAAGACGAGCTTTACTTTGTAAACAGGGTCAATTTGTTTGACAGCAACTTTTTCAGAAAATGTAACAGCAGATCCACCAACCTTCTTAAAGCACTGTGAGAAGCAATTATTCTGGTCACAAGGGTAGTAATAGTCACCACATGTATAGAATGTGTGTCCATTGATAACACTGACATGACCATTAGCTTCGGGCTTGACATATTCAGCATGTTCAAGCTCGACACTAGCAACTTCAACACGTGAGAAAGTGATAGGATTTTCACCACCACTGAAAGTCTTAACTGTGTTTAGACCTGCTTCAACAGCGACATTGAATGTGTCTACAGCAGCATCATAGATGCGGTAAAAGATATCTTTGATCACTAGAACAGGTTTCACAAAGCCATAGTGGTAACATTTGATACTGCCGATAGAAATGATATTCTTGACAGTGTTCATGAACTCACTATATAGCTTAGCAAGGGCACTGGCAAAGCGTTTGAAACGCTTAACAGTGTTGATCATGACTTCAGTAGCTGTTACCGTTATCTTCAACGATTTGACAAAGTTCACAGCATCATTAACTGTATTGATGAAAGTTCCAAAAATAGAACCGCCATCAATATTCATAAATTCTTCAGGGCACTCAACTTTGGTTTTGAAAACCTCAAAAGCTGAGTAAACTGGATTAAACTCATCAGAGTTATTGGCAACAATGGCATTAGCATAAAATGCCTCAAAGCCAACATCTGCGACATAATCCTTACAGAGGTCAACAAATATAGCCTTGTCTTCAACAAAGCTAGGTGCATTGAAGACATACCTATGTGTGACAACACATTTTCCATCTTTGACAACACAGTTATACTTGTCGTAGACTCTGGAGAATTTACCAAGAGTAGCTCTGACCTCGCGAACCAGTACTTCAACATCAGTACTACTGATGTCAGGAAAGTCAACTGGTTTGGTACAATCAAAGACTGGTTTCTTAACTGTGGACACACTTTCAGCAGTAAAAGCAATGTCTTCATAGACCTCATCACTGTCACTCATCAGTCTGTAAACACCATCACTGTGGAAAAATGCAATGTTGTTAATAACAACAGCACTGCCTTTCTTAACAAAGTTAGATGGCTTACACTCAACGAGTTTGACAGTTGCACTTTCAATACGATTAACAGTAACTTTAACCGTAGCACCAACAATAGCCTTAGCATACAGAAGCTTTTTAAGACCTGCTTGTTTAACACCCTTAATCTTACCACTGACAAGACAAGCGAGTGCGTTTTCAAAAAGGATGTAATCACCAGCACGCTTGAATTTTTTGTTGGCGATCTTAAAGTGATCAACAACAAGATCAAACACACCTGTAACAAGGTCTTTAAAGATCTCAAAGGCGCTCTTAAAAGCCTCTGGCACAGAATGAATGATGTCAATGACACCATTTCTAACAACAATCAGCACTTGAGTGAGGTTGTTAAAGAACTTCAGCACATCACTAGCCATAACAGGTAACTGTTTAATGGCCATTATGAGTGCATCCCAAGCAGATTCAAGAAGTGAACCACACTTCAGCACAAACCATGGCTTGGTAACAGCTGTAGTTACATCCAGCACTGCAAGACCAACATCAAGTGTGCCATTAATGACACTGGCAACAACATTGTCAGAAAAGCTGCCAGTTAGCATGCCACACTTAAAGGCCTTCGCAAATGAAGTGTAATTGTCATATGTACAAGTATCGAAAGTGGAGCCAACACAGTCCTCAATAGAACCACTAGCTACAAAACATTCGACACCCTGCACTTTAGTGACACGCCAGCATGCAACACCATCCACATTGCAAATGTGTTTGAGTGTAAGACCATGATAGTAGCGTGTAGCACCAGGGCTGGCATCAACACGAGTTGATGTCAGAAGAACTGAACCAGGTGCAACACCACCAAAGACTGTGCATAAGACACGTCCTGGTATGCCACAGCACACTGATTTGAAACCAGCCCAGTCACCAGTAGTCCAATGTTTAGACCCACATTTACACTGCACAAAACCATGCGCAAAAATGGGGTTGGTTACAACCTCAAGGACATTGGTGCCATTAGTGACAAATGGATTGCCACAAGCATCATAAAGTGCTTTGTATTTCTCTGAAAGAACAATGTTCTTAGAGAACTTAGGTGGTTTAGCAGACTTAGCAACAGCACCATCAGGCAGCACATGTTTTTCGTCTGCAAGGTACTCAATGCTAAGAATAGTGCTAGCATTCTGAAACTGGTATGGGACATCACCACGAGTGACATTCCATGCCTTATGATAGGCTTGACCATTTACAGTGATGTTATCTCCATCATCACCAAAATAGTCGCAAAAGCACCACATATCTTCTGGTAAAACTGGCTTACCGTTGGCACCACACATGTAGTTATCTACTGGAATTGAAGTGCCACCACCACAGCCAAAAACCAGATCCATGGTTTCAAGAAAGTAATTTGAATTAGAACGGACGATCCAACCACGAAGGTTTAGAGGACGGTCCGAGAATTTGGCAATATATGCCTTAAGCTGAACATCGCCTGTTACACACAGGACGTAGTCATCAGCTTCAATACCAACAAGGCAATGTTCTAAGCCTTGGGCTACAAAACGGCAATCTGTGAAACCGTTAGCTGCGGACACGCTAAAAGCGTAGACGGCAGAACTAACATCACAGAAACCCTCTGCAGAAATCTCCGAATCACTGGCAAAGGCCAATGTCACAAGGTTGGACGACATACCTGCTAGTTATCGGTTTCAAGCACGACGGAACGTACTATCCACACAATGGCCAGACGGAACTGAACCAAAGGCAGCCACCTAGTATACCTAACAGACGGAACTGAAAGGAGGGACTGGCGACATGCACGACACTTGTGCAAGTATGTTAACAACCGACTGAAATTTCAATTAGCCATAAACATATGGCAAAAATTTCGTTTAGTTGAGGGGAGTAGACAAAAGTCTAGAAGAGTACACTCTATCTGTAGATGGATTATATCTTTAAGTC